GAAGATTGATTTGAGTGACCCACCAGTTTGGTTGCTTACTGTGTCGATACTTCGGGCGTTGTGCCATTGCAATGGGAATCCACCCTGCAATGAAATAGTGGGGCGATTGACCAGTGACTAGCACTGCAATGTCGTTGGGTCTGTCGTACTCATGAACGATCAATTGCCCGGCAACGTATTTCGTCCACCGCACTTCGATCGCATTGCCTACGTCCGCCTTTGTTTTGAATTTGTTTTCATACGGGTTAAATGGAAGATCGAAGTATTTGGCAACAACCCATTCGCTGCCAATTGCTTCAGCCGATTCAACCAGGTATTCAAACGTTCCCATTTCCTTTTGGTGACGTTGTGGGTTGTCCATGAATTTACGAGTCTCCACCTGCAATTTGACTGCTGCGAGCATGCAAACGGTTTCTTCTTCGCGGGTCAATGTCATTTTCACCGACACTCACCACACAACCAGGCAAGTTTTTCGCCTGCCTGTCCGATTTTGTAGCCGAATGGGTCAAGTTTCAACAACTTCGCACACCCGTCGCATTGCTCGACTTTGTATTCGGCGATCACTTCACCGTTTTGCAGCAGTCTTGCCGTCATGCTTTGTGGGTAAATGATTTCCACTAAGTCGCTCATACCTGGGGCTTCCATTTTCCGTCGCTTGCCAGGACGTACCAATTAGGCGCGCATTGCGTTGCTTTCGTCCGTTCGGTGCAGAAATACCCACCCCAATTCTTTGGTGCGCCTTCGTGGGCTTGCTTCCAAATGCGGTGACCATGACTGCACTGCGGTGCTTCTTCGACCAATTGCCCGCCCAGGGTTTTGGCAATTTCGTCCATTGATGAACCCAATGAAGGAATGCCTGACTGCTCGGCTTCAGCTGCGGTTTTGTAACTAGGCACGTCACCGAACTTCTTTGCCCACGGGTCATAGTCGTCAGCGGTAGATTTGGCAACGGTTGTGCTGATCGTTTCCACCTTCTCCATGTCTTGACGGGTTGGGCGTTTGTCCGTACCCAATAGCAAACCAATGCAGCGTCCAATGCTGGACGTGACTGTATCTTCGACAAAAAACTTTTTCATTTGTACGTTGTAGGTTGCTACATTGCCAAATGCGTAATCGATCGCTGAAGGCTTTTCGTCTTCATACTCTTTAAAGATTTGGGTTTGAACTAGTATGAAACCCTTTTCAGCATTGAATTCAATAATGTTGTTTTCGATACGCCCTGAAGGGTGTGTTTCCCAAAAACGTTTGATTCGTGCCGCTACATCTTCGTAGTTGTCCAGGAAGCCAGCCATTATTTGACCGCCTTATTTGCCATGTGACGAACCATTGCCTTACGGCGTGCCATGCCTTCGCGCTTGCCTTCTTTGAAGCCTTTTGCGTATCCCGCAGCGGCTGAAATAACCATAAGAATGACGACAAGCACTAAACGACCCAGCGTTTGCGGGTCAAGTAGATCAAGTACCATTTTGAATTCTCCCGATTCTAGGTAGTAACTGCTACCACCTGAACTCAGGGTGACGCATGATTGGCGCGCGGTCAAGAACCTTGCGTGTTTGTCGGCGTGTCTCCAGGCTTTGGCTTGGATTTCAGTCCGTTGCCAGCAAGTACGCCGCCCAATGAACCAGTCAAGAAAATTGCCAGGGTTTTCAATAGATCAATAAAGGCTGCGTCATTGGGTGCTTGCGCGCTGACTGGTTGCGTGACGAAAATGAGTGCGTAGGTAATGCCAACGGTGACGACCAAAAACACCGCTGCAAGGGTTGAACCAATAATCAAGATCAGCTGCGCGTGGACTTCTTCGGGTGACTTACGGCGTGCGGGTCTGTTTCGATTCAATTCCAAGTAGGTCGTCAGTGCATGTTCCAGTCGGGACGCATTGCGGTTTTTGGCAATGCGCTTTTGACCAGTTGTCGAATTCTTGGCATTCATAACGTGTCCACCCCTGATACCCGCAAGCGGACTGGGTTAGTGCAAGTGCCCAAACCAACCCAGCCGCTGCGAATCGACGGTTCACTTCCCCGTAGAACCGAAGGCTTTGTCGTTTGGGTTAAGCCAGCGCAAAATCACTGGTGCAACCGCTGCAACCCCTGCCATTGCAAGGGTCTTTGGGTCAGTAACGCCTGCCATGTATAGGGCAAGTGCTGCTGCCATGAATGAACGCGCCCATGACGCGATCAAGGCTTTGGCTTCGACCATTTTTTTGTCTCCTTCTTTGGCTTGGCTGCCGTTGTAGGTATCTCGATTTTTGGAAATTCGCCTTTATAGGGCACAAACTTTGGAATGCCGAAACCGACAATTTCCTTGCCTTCGCCGTACGAACGAACCTTCACCATGACCATGCCGCCATTGCGTTGGTCGCCTGTCCCGCTGGTGTTGCCTTCGATCGTCAAGCAAGTCTTAGAATCGATAAGTCCCACAACGATTCCAATGTGTGAAATGCGGTCAACGCCGTCGTGTGGAAAATCCATAAATGCCAGGTAACCCAACTGCGGCATGCCCGACCAGCGTTGAATCTCTTTGAATTTGTGTGCGCCCTGTGCAGTGCCAACGACTGAATGAATCTTGACGCCTGCCTGGGCTGCGCACCAATTGACGAAACTTCCGCACCAGGGCAAACCGTCCGCCTTTGTAAATTTGCCGTATTTTGTCAGGTTGTCGCCTTCTTCGATTGTGCCGACTTCAGCTGCTGCGACTTCGATTAACCTGGCATTTGTACCGTCAGGATAATTCATTCCATTCACCTTCCGTTTCATTCCATTGATAACGTTTGCCGTCAATTGGACGTTCCACTGGTGCAAACCAACGTGAACCATTTCGTGTCCATGAAGGATACGGTTGTGGTTCAATAAAAATGTCTTCAATTTCATTGTAGAAATAACCAATGCCAGCAAATGCACCACGAATTTTTCCATTGTATGAAGTGCGTTTGCAAACCTGATTTCTAAAATTTCCATACCAAATTTCAGGATTTAATCCGTCAATTAGTTCAGTTTCGTCAACACCGACAATAACTTCCGTGACAATGTTATCTTCGTTTAAAAATGCGTAGTGCGCCATTACACCGTCACCGTTCCCGTTCCCGCTGTAAATGTGTAAATTTTGTTTCCGCCGCTGGTTGTTTTTGTATAAGTCAAACCACCACCAATTGTTGTCAAGTCTGAAAAAGTGTCTGCGTATCTAATAATTACCACGCCTGAACCGCCGTTGCCACCAGTGCCGCCATTTGACGCACCGCCACCGCCGCCGCTATTTGCCGTGCCCGACGTTCCTGAAGCACCACCAGCACCACCAGCACCACCGCCGCCTGCACCACCAGTACCACCCACGTCGCCACCACCACCGCCGCCGCCTGCATAAGTTACCGACGATCCTGAATAACTGTTTGCAGTGCCAGCACCACCTTCGCCACCTGACGCAGTTGAAGGGTGAGTTTGTCCTGCACCGCCAGCAGCAGAAGCACCGCCACCGCCGCCGCCAGGATAACGATTTGCGCCGCCGCCATTTCCGCCTGCATTACCTTCAGACGGCGAATAACCACCACTATTACCAGCCTTGCCAGGTTGTCCACCTACACCCCCCGCGCCATAACCGCCGCCACCGCCACCTGAACCACCAGTAGTTGCAGTGTCAAAACCTTCACGACCGCCACCGCCGCCACCTGACGATGTAATTGACTTGAATACGGAATTACTACCAACGCTTCCTGATTGACCATTTGCCCCGCCTGCGCCAACGGTGACGGTAAACGAAGAACCTAAAGACAAACCTGTTGATGTTCTAAAACCACCCGCGCCACCGCCGCCATTTCCGTTTGAACCACCACCGCCGCCAGCAACCACAAGATAATCAGCAGCAGTTGGTGGCGATACCAAATGCCCGCTAATTTGTGAAGCCATGATTCCTAGCATTGGTGTCATTATGCAATGTCTCCAAAAATAATCCATGAATTAGCAGCTAGTTTTTTACAAGTAGCACCCGAATTTGCAACACGTAATTTCGGGGTTGCACTTACTGCACCAGTCGAAATCACTGTTGTTGTTCCTGGGGTCACTGCACCAATAGTTGGTTGACCTGCCCCAGTGATCCAAAACACGTTGATTTCAGTACCAATGGCAAAATTAAATGTTGCGTCAGTTGGAATCGAAAATTGTTTTGCAACGGCGTTGTTCATTGAAAAAATGTTGCCTTCATCGCCTGAAACAAATGTGTAATTATCTGTTTTTGCTGAATAGGTTGAAGCAATTTTTGGCGTGTTAATTACTGGTGATGTCAAAGTCTTGTTTGTCAAAGTCTGCGCAGTAGATAGATCAGCCGTGACCGCAGTATCAATTGAAACTGTGACCGCCCCTGATGTGCCACCGCCTGAAAGTCCAGTGCCAGCCGTTACCGCAGTGATGTCGCCAACGTCATTTGTCACCCACGTAAAATCCATGTCGGTGTTTGACGCTTTTGAAAGAATTTGACCTGTTGTTCCGCCAAGCAAGTCAGCCATTGAAGTGGCTACGGCTTGACCAAATGTTTCGAAGTCGGCTGGCAAGTCCGTGACAAGGTCACTCGCCGTCGGCATTTGCCACGAAAAGGGGGTCGTTGGATTTGTAATTTGTCTCTCCTTCGTTAAGTGATAATTGTTGCACGCGCCCAGTCAAGCGTTGGCGACACGCCCGACCAGGTAAATGAATTAGAAATTTCGCGCCATTCAAGTGCCTGCAATGAATAGGCAACGGGCGAAAGATTCAGCGAAACGGAAAGGGTGTTGTAACCCGCACGGAATGTCCAGCCCTCGACGAAACCCTGGAAGATTGAACCCATGTTTGACGGTAGGTCATTGATAGACAATGGCAAGCCCATGAAAACACCGATTAGGTTGTCACGGTCAGAATTGTCCACTTCAGGGTTGGTCAGGTCGTAGGTAATTTCCTTGAAGATTGCCTGCGGGTCTTTTCTTAGTGCCAGGTAAAAGTCTGCCTGATCTTCCGCGTCAGTTGCGTTGTGCAAGGTTGTCGTAATAATTTGGGAAAGTGTGCCGTAATTCAAAATTGAAGTCGCGTCGCTAGCGGATTTTTCCGCGCTGCTGGTTGCGCCGTATTTGATTGTCAGATTGTTTCGAACGTCGCCTGCGCGGGTTTCAATGCGCAAACCAGCTGCTCGCGCTTGGTTGGCAGTTATTTGAACGTAACCGTTTGCCGATAGGTAAATGCTTCGGTGTAATGCCGCGGCGTAGGAAATACGCCCTTGCGCGTCCTCGTAAATGTAACCCAGCCCTGACGTTGCCAATGCCGAAATCAGTGAATAGACGTCGGTTCGTTCGCTTGATCTGGCTGCCAATTCGTAGTCACCTGGTTGGTCAATTTCGCCCAAACCAACGTTGCCAGCCCCCGCCCAGGTCGTGCCAGGCGTGTAGGTCGCCCAGGTCAATGCACCAGGCACTTCAGCCCATGTTTCAAGCAATAGGTCTGAAAGTATCGTGTAAATCTGATTACCGTCGAAGTCCTTTGAAAGCACGCCGTTGGTCAAGGCTTTTGGCAAACGCGCCAATGCGCCCAATGCGGTGATCGAATAGGTCTGCGTAAACATGGTTGTGCCTACGTCACGCACTTCCAACCCAATGTCTACGACGTTACCCCCGAAGATTGGCACGAATGTGTTTGACGTGTTTTTGACTTGAATGGAAATGGTTGAATTGATGTGGACGGGAATTGCAACCTGGTTAACGTCGATCAATTGAATGTTGCTATAACCCGCCTGCGCCTGCTCGTAAATGTTTGTCCGACCGCTTTGAATGGTCAGATTTGCCAAAACCGCCGAAGTGTATTCAACGCCGTCGATTTCGACTTTCCAAACAGGTGACCATTGCGTCATGCTATTTGTAGGCTTCCTGCACCACCCGTGCCCCTGTAATAGGAATCGTTCAAGGTTTCAACAATTGTGCGTGCCGTGCCTTCCTTGTCGAACGCACCAGTGACTGTAAGGTTGATCGTTGTGCCCATTGAAGCATTTTCAGCCATGCGAAAACGCCCAGGGTCAAAACTGCCTGAAACCACACTGCTTGCAGCTGAAGCGGCAACCCGCGCAGCCGTTGCAATTCCGCTTGATGTTGTGCCACCGCCTGTTGTAGTTGTTCCCGCGGTTGTTGTAATTGCCGAAACGCTAGGCGTTGAAACTGTACCCGTGGACATTGAAAAGTTACCCAGTGGACCAGTAGTCGTCGAACCCGAACCGCCGCCGATCTTTGGAATGCTTGGAATGTCTTTACCCCACTGCACGGCGTTATAGCCTTTAATAATTAGGTTAATGCCGTCAATGGCAGTGTTCAACAATGGTT